ATCTTTATTTGAACTTGATAGGCTTTGATGCGCTTCATTGCGTTCAGAAAGCCGAATCAATGCACTATTCATCTCAGACATTTGATGCTGCATTGAGTCGATTTTCTTTTCTAACCGCATCCCATAAGTTTCGTTTTCAGACATGTAACCCCCCTATTTTTGGCAATAAAAAAGCACCCGATGGTGCTATATAGCTTGTATTCTCGATGAGTAAGCGGACCAGTTTGGCGCAGCTTTATAAGTATCAACTGATCCAGATGGAACTTTAAAAATACATGATGATTTAAGTGACTGAAATGAAGTACTTTGAATGCCCGGTGGTGTTGTAGCTCTAATAAAAATAGTATCGCAACTATTTAAATTCTGAAATGTATAACCACCAATTGAAGTTACGGTATCTGGAATATCCACAAAAAGCGAACCAGTCCAATATTGAAAAGCATAATCACCAAGAGAGGTAACACCACTCTCAATCGTCAATCCTTTTACTTTTTCAAATATATGACTGGCTCCAAATAATGCGGCAAAACAATAAAATGGAATTGCTCCATTAATACCTGAAACCGTAGCATTGCCAATATTATTCGGAAAACTTATACCATTGCCCGAAAAACTTAATATCCCACCACCTACAACTTCAGAGGGTGCATTCAATTCAATAGATTTTTCTGCCCCCCCTTTTTCGGCTTTAACTGTTACTTTCTGTCCGCCAGTATAAGATGTTGAAAATGGGATTATGAAATCGCCATTCGCATCAGCCACTCCTGTATATGTCGCCATTTTTAATCCTCTACTTCAATTGTAATTATTGATCCAGGTTGTGCTTTACCGGATATTTTCGAGCCGTCATACTGCATATTTGCGCTCAATGATTCATCCACAGCAACATTAATGTTGGCAGTTGGTACTGTAGAGCCAACAACCTTATTTTTAGAAACTGTTGCAGTAAGAATTAAGCTCACAGCCTCAACAAAGAAATTATGCTCAAATGTTTGATAAGATTCAAAACTATCTCTTACAGACCATATTTTTAGCTTATGAGCTTTGTTTGGAACGAGAACAGATGAAGGTATCGAGTGTGAATTTGCACTCAAGTTTTCTTGACTATAAAGCACTACATTTTCACTTGATAATTCAAGAGAATAAGTCACATTTGATTCACGAGTTACACCATCATCATAGAACCCTAATATGCTTCCACCAGTTTGCTGCACTCTATTTCTATCTACCCAATTAAGATCAATATTGTTCGTTACAATGGTTTGTTCTGGATAGTAATAACCATTGATTTTTATGTTAGCTGGTGGATATGGACGATTAGCACGACCCTTAATTTCAAGAATGCGAACTGCACTAGTACCTAAATTTTCAACACCACTTGGCGTTGTTGTTAATACCTTCGCATGTACTGTTTCACCATCTACATATACAGTTTGATCCAAGCCACTCGAGTCGTCCCAGAAATAAAAAACCGCATCTTTAAAATGCGGTTTTGGAATTGTGTCCAGTGCTCCACGTTTCACTATTAAAATTTTAGTTTCAGTATCATAGCTCTCATAAACAAGTAGCTCTTCATCTACTTGAACCAGTGTGCCAAGCTTAACCCTTGATAAATCTTTGACTGTTTTCACAGCAAAACTAGAATCAGTTCGTGAAATATTCTGATCCAATGTACATGTAGCACAATAATCAACAACACCAACCTCTTCCAATAAATCTAGCGTATTCGAGCCTCCATCTGTATATAACAGAGCACTTAAAGAATTATTCTGAGGCTTGATTGCAGCTACCATCAAGTAACCAATTTCAGGATTGTTAGCGAGCTCAGTATCGACTGAAGTCTGCCCCATTCTTTGTACAGCTTCGAAATATGGCATCTCAAAAACAATACTTGAGTTTGATTGTGGTGGCAGAATTGGATTGGGGTTTGGATCCACATTGATCGATGAGTAGCTAATGTTTGAGTAAGGAACAACTTCAACAAAATCTAAAGTGACAGTATTATCTCGCCCATTTCCTAAATTAATATTCATTACACGTACTGGTAAATTGACTATGTTTTTACTTTTCCAAGAAATCAGCACAACATCATATTTATTCAGCTTTCGCGCTTCATATTTACCTGTTGTAAACGTTCCCTTCCAAGCCATAGTTGAAAGTTGTTTAAGCTTCCAGTTCGCGACTTTTTCGGCATTCCGACGATTCATAAAATAAGGAAACTTTAAATCTTCTGCATTTTCATGATCAATTGTATGAAATGAACCAAGATCGCTTAACGAAAATGAAGAATCTTTTATGTTTTCTCGATCATAGAAGGAAACATTAACAGCATTAATTTGATCTTCAGCATTGATTATATCTGGTTGAAATGACTTGATATTACTTTCATCAAAATGCAAAGCATCATCTAAATTAAGTAGATCATCGCGAAATAAAATGACTTCATAAAGTCCCGTTTGGCGATTAATCCTAACACCACCCTCTATATGATATTCGAGTTCTTCAAGAGCTTCTTTACAAGACTTTTGCTGAATACACCAAGATATTCCAAGCTTTTCATCAAAAATTCTATCTGCCATCTTTCTAAAGTTTTCATCATTCACATCAGATTCAGGCTTACCCATTGCTGTGTAATCAGTCAAAATTTCACGAATTTTATGAATTGGATTAATATCCAAACCAATTACTTCAACAATATGTTCACCATCAATTGGCGCCAGCTCAATACCTAGGTTTATCCCTGTTGTAAATCCACCAGACGATGTAGATTTAGCATATCCCTTGGAACTTGTTTGAATGATTGCATCACTGTTTCCATCCCACACAGCCACTATTTTATACAGGTCAAAACCATCACCTGAACTAATCAATTCATTCTCAATAATATTCACACCACCAATATTAAAAGACGAATCATTTGTTTGTATCGCAAGATCAATTGTTAATTTTAGTGCTCCCGAACCTATCTTTGTTAATATGCTTTTAGTATCTTGAAGGATTGTTCCGTTCGGTTCACCATAGTTGAATTGTCTTGCAGTATTTGAAACTATTCTATTTGGATCGAATAAGTGATTTGCATCATCCCAAATAATTTCACCTGAAATTACTGAATCATACATTCCATCTTCATGGGTGTAATTTGTTGAATCATTATAAAAATAGTATTCAGATTTTATGGGAAGTTTCTTTCCATCCTCGCATGTATATTTTGGAAAGACTTCATATTTATAGCTATCTATTTCTGATTTTAGATCATACCACTGAGTCGAACCATCATTTTTTACATGAATCCGCTTTACCCATAACATAAACTCTTTCATCATTCCCGACATGGAAACAAGTTGAAATCCTTTATCTAAACTATCTTGAGCGTGAAAAACTAAATAAGATAAATTTGGGTAAGCTGAAACATCTTCATCAATTTGCTTTGCTAGATAAGTATTCTGTGGTTGCCCATCTTCACCCACATATACATCTATTACCCCAATCCAACCGCCTTCTTTTTTATCACCGCCGAATAGGCTCGGCCGGTCAATGAAAACTGATGCACGACCAGCTTTCAATTGTTGCTTTTGCTCAGGTGTCAGAATCCACCCTTTTTTATCAGGGTTAATATCAAGTAGGCGCTCAATACGGTTACCAATCACCGCCATAAAACCCTTAAAGTAGGTATAACCGACTGTCTGTGATTTACTTCCGCCCATATTTCAACTCCACAACTTGAATCGCCATTGCATCTTTGGTGCTTAAAATAATTTCTGCATCAATACCGTTTTTTAGAAAGTCTTGAAAATCCAAGCCATGCAGCATAAAAAATGCCCGCGTTCCGCGAGCACACATTTTTGCATTCCGAATATCCGACATATAGATTTTCATTTCTTACCGCCTTTAGATTTAATCGGCTCTGTGGACTGATTACCTTCCCAAGTGATATTTGTATAAACATGGGGTGAACCAGCAATATCCGAAAATGAAACTCCTTCATCTGCAATGGTTCCGTTATTTTGATTTGGTTCAGGTCTGTTTTGTTTTTGTGCTTTTCTTAGTGAGTAATAGCTATAAACTGCTGAGGCCACAGTAACAGCAAGCATTGCCCAAATAATCCAAACAGGAATTGCAACCATATCAACACCTATTTAATAATTTCGTCATTTACTGGGTTTGAATTCGGTATGAATGGGAAGCCCATAAAACGAAGATTATTCCCAAATGTTTTACAAGATTCATGTGATTGATCACACCCCATGGCAATGAACACCTCATCACCAACTTTCAAATAAGGGAAAGGTCGATACATTGCTAAACTCATACCTTGTGAATTCACCACAAAAACATATACACCATCTTTAAAGATCAACCCTCGTGCAAAGGCATTCTGCGCTTCACGTGTAAAAATAGTTTCTGTAGTTGTTACTGTGGTTTGTTCGCCAGTGTCTTTATCCGTTGTTACTTTCACTACTGTTTTAGTTTTAGTGACTGTATCTTTAGCCTCGAAAGTTGATAATGAACTTTGGATCGTTGTCGTTGTAACAACTGGATTTTCATCTTCATCAACAGATTCAACCACAGTTACTGTGGGCTCAAACTGTACCAATACTTGCAAAGCATTAAGCGACAAAATCTTAGCCTTGGAGGACCATTGTTCGAAATTCAAACCACAGAATCGATCGTAAATCTTATTAGGACAAGGTTTCTGAAACTTACGCGTTAAGATATTTCGGTTTTGATAAGTTTCATTGGTTGAGGCAACCAAAGTCATTTTTTTGGCATCTTCGTCAAATTTAGGAAAAGTGACACGGCCTTTAAATAGAACCAGAGACTCGCCCTTATAAAGCTCTAGAATGGTCACAGTTACAGCATCATAGAAAATCTTGTTGATGAATAACTGCTGCAGATCTTCACCATTTGCATCCAAAAGTGGAATCTGTGGAAAAGTAATATCAACATCCGCTTTATCAATGCCTGCATCTTCAATATCGGTACGACTCATACCGCGAATCGGTTGATAAGTGATTTCATTGTGGACCACAGGTTTTGATGAGCTTGTGAAATACCAAGCCTTTGCACCATGCTTGAATTGATAAAGCTCTTTACGACTTTTAAAGATCATGAATGAAGCTCCACAATTGGCACATTGACTTGAGTAATTGAATTGCCTAGAAATGAAAACTCGACACTATCCGCAGCTAGACGATAAAGCCCTAAATAACAAATCGATTGAATCTGAGACTGTAAAACATCAAGACTTGGTGAAACAGTAAGCCTTGTTTTGCTGCCATTCTTGTTGATTGCAGTGATTGTGTGCGCTGACCAGATATCATTGATTTTGACAGCCAAGTTTTTACGATCAGCTTCAATAACATAGTCATTGTCTACTTCGACCCAATTCAGGCCTGTACTGGTGATATTTAAATGTTCTTCATAAAGTGGCATCCAAAAGGCTTTATATTTCCCAAGTCGACGAAATAAGAAATTCTTATACTGTGAATACTCTTCTTTTGACTTCAGAATGGATTTAAACGGTTTGGTGTATCTTGGCTTATCCCAATTCGTAAAGTCTTGAAAACCGCCTATTTCACCGTCTACAATAACTTGGTACTGAGTGAGTGACATTGATAATGAATCACCCTCCAACAATAAAGGTTTGAAGTAAATATCTTCACCTTTGTATTGCTCAGGTTCGTCACCTTCATCATCTGGGCAATCCTCATCAAGCACTTTAAAAGTAATGTCTTGCTTGGCATAAAACCCAGATGCAGCAATACTCACATCACCATCAATAATGCAAATCCGAAGTGGTGAAATATATGCATTGGTTGCCGTAATTTTTGCTGAAAATCTAAATCCATCTTCAAATTCGATCACTTCTTCTTGAATAATTTCATCAGTTTCAGGATCTCGAATTTCTTGCTGCGTTACGACATAACGCCCAATTTCGGTAATCTCGGCAACCTGAATACCTTCAGAACTTTCAAGCAAAATAAAACCGACTCGGAAGTCGGCTTTAGTAAGTTTGGTATCAAAGGGTAGAAAGTCTGAATCCAAATCAGGAATTTTTAATTTGATCTGCTTCATTGGAATGCCCCACAAGCCACGCTGATTTGCATAGAGCATATGGAACATATCGCCTAAAGCTTTTCTAAAAGTCACATATTTAAATCGTAACTCTTGGCGCGGTTGA